AGTACCCCCACCTCGATAGCAGGCAGGTCGCTTTCCCACTTTAACGTGCTAAAGTGCTAAAGTGCTAAAGTGGCAATAATACTTTAGTGTAGTAAAGTGCTAAAGTGGTGAAGCGAGTACAAATAATTGGACTAATAGCGAGTACAAATAATTGGACTAATAAAGTGTACAAATAATTGGACTAATCAGAAAATAAAAATAATACCTTTACGCAACAAAGAGCAAAAATATTTAGTTAAATAGAATTAACAAATACATAAAAGAAAAATATAATGTTTACAAATTATTCATTGACATTGGCGGTGTAGTATGGTATACTATATATAGAGTTAAGGGAAAGGACAAAACAAGAAAACCTTAACAAAATAAATTTTAAAGTTGCAACGTTGCAACAGAAAGGAAAAAATCATGGAGAACATTATTAAATCAGAAAGCACAAACATCATGAACACATTTAAGAGCAACGCACTTAAGGAGAGTACAAGACGTATCTTTACAAGAATGGTAAATGTTGAGGATAACAAGAAAGCCATTTGTGTTGACCTTGCCGAGATATACAACAAAGGCACATGGAAAGATGATTTCGGTGATTTTGGTGACTACACAATGACAATGTTTAACATAACAAAGTCAACAGCAAGCCGTATGAGAAGAGTAGCAGATAAGTTTATAACCGATATAAACTCACCGCTCAACGCTGAAATGTATACTTTCAATCAGCTTGCCACTCTTGTAACTCTTGACAATGAGGTTATTGCAAATGGTAACATTACTCCAGATATGACAATAAAACAGTTAAGGGAGTTTGTCAACAGTACAAAGGCTCTTGAAATGAAAGACACTGAGGAAGAGGAAGCAGAGGAAACAGAGGAAAAGGAAGAGGAAACAACCGCTAAAAGTTGCAACGTTGCAACCGAGGAAGCCTCAAGAGGAGTTCAGCACTTTGCAAGTCTTAAAGATTTGTCAATATGGGTAAATGCACTCATGGAGAAAAGAGAGAACCTTGAAAATATTGATATTTCTTTTGACGTCACAACAAATCATACTGAGTATTAATTTACTCAGTATGATAGAAAGTGAGGTAAACAGAAAATGAAAAGACTTTTTGTTTGTGAATTGTGCGGTAAGATTTTTGAAGATGAGCATGAAGCTAGACGTTGTGAAAGAAGCCATTTTATACCGCTGAATGTTACACCAAAGTTTTATGATGAGGGGAAAGTCATTCCTGAATTAGTAACTGTAAGTTTTGGAGTTCATGAAGAAATTTACAGACGTGTAAAAAGTGATAACTCATAAGAGGGGGTGTACATATGAAGATAACAATAAAATCAGTTGTAACAATTCTGCTAACAATTGTTTTTTGTCTGTTATCACTTGCAGGAAAGATAACAAGTGAACAATATATGACAGTTTTTACAACTGTTATTGCATTTTATTTCGGCACTCAGTTTTCAAAAAATGGCAGGGTTTAACAAATGTGGAGTTCAATAATAGTTGCTGTCCTGTCCTTAATTGGAACGTTTATCGGCAGTTATTCGGGTTTTAAGTTGACAGAATATAGAGTGCAACAGCTTGAAAAACGTGTGGCAGAACATAACAATTTTGCAAGGCGTTTACCAGTAGTAGAAGAGCAAATAAAAGTAATTAATCATCGTTTAAACGATTTAGAGGTGAAAGAAAAATGACGTTTAAAGAATATATTTCCAAAAATTTAGGAAAGTCAATTGATTTTGACGGAATTTACTCATTTCAGTGTTGTGATTTAGTCAATGATTATATGCAGAAATGTTTTAATATTTTTACATATTACCCATATAATTTCAATGCTCAGCAGTATTTTACACGTTTTAACGAGGTATCGGCACTTGTAAAGAATTTTACAAAAATTTCAAATACACCCGAATTTGTACCAATGCAAGGCGACATTTGTGTTTTTAAGTCGTCCGACAATATCGGGCATATCTCAATAGCAACAGGAGAGGGAAACACAAGCTTTTTTTATAGTTATGACCAAAATTACAACGGACATAATTTTGTCGCAAGAGAAAAACACACTTATACTAACTTTTTAGGTGTGTTAAGATACAAAGGTAACGCTCTTGATACTACAGGTCTAAAACGTGGCGATAATAATGCAGGGGTTTACGCTTACAAAATGTTGTTAAAACTTGCAAAAACTTGTAAAATAATTAGTACAAGTGTTGATTTTAACGGCATATACGGAAAAGGCACTGAAAAAGCAACAAACGAGATTTTGAGAATACTAAAAAAGAAAGAGAACGGAATAGCAGGAAAACAATTAATCAATGCACTGTATGAAGCTATTCTTAATAACATAGTCAATTTTTAGCAGATAATAAGTTATGTGAGCATTTAACAATACAACAGCAAATTGATAATAATTAACATTTATAAAAATAAGAGTGCTAAACCGCTATTGTTATCTAACGTACATAACTATTATATATTACGGTCACATAATATTGAACAAATTACAAAAACATGGAAAGAGGTTTTACACATGAACGGTTTTAACGTAAATATGAGCAAAAAGGATATTTTCAACGCAAAGAGCGGAAGTATCTCAATAAAGACAGCAGAGGCTAGTGAATGGCACACTGTTTCGGGCTGTGCAGTGGTAGAAAATGGTGGACTTGACAGAGATAAGAAGCCATGTGATATAGGTTATATCGCAACAGATATCGGTGTGTTTGGTTTTTCTTCAAAGGTTTGTCTTGACCACATGGAAGAGCTTGCAGACATTCTCAGTGATTGTTTTAACGATGGTGAGGAAGTAAAGGTTAGATTTGTGAAAGGCAAGTCAACTAACGGAGAATTTTATTCAATTCAGATACAGTAAATAGCAAATCGGCATAACGTGGTAACAAAAAAGTTGCCACGTTGCAACCGATTGAAAGAGGTGAGAAAATGAGTTCAAAAGTAAAGCCGTGGGAATGGTCAGAGTTCGGAGTGTCAAACATAGACAAAACACAATTAACAAACTATTATTACAAAATGTTGTTAAATCGTGTTATTAATATGTTTACATGGAAAGGCTTGCCAGATACCATTGACGAGCAAGTAATGAATTTTTGGCTATTTGTGACAGGGCGTGTTGTTTTCACGGAATTTAATGGAAAATTATATGCATTAAATGGAAATTACGGCGGTTATCCTAACGAGTATTATTTGCCTACAGAATTTATTGTCGCTAATCCGATTTTAGGAAATAAAACTGTAAAGCTAGATGTTGACGGAGTGGCAATGTTTAACAGTGATACAGACAAATATCCTACACAAACAATGACGGGTGGTTTATATCCTATACTAACATTAACATCAAATATGTTAGCTGATTGTGTGGTAACAATTTCCAGTGCATTGAAAAACGGCAGAGTACAAACGGCATTTTTGTGTAAAGACGATACAGTTAGAATTGCAGGGGAAAAAGTTCTAAAACAGTTATACAATGGCAATCCAGCCGTTATGATTGACGACACAATTTTAAACTGTATTACGCCAATAAAAATGGCAGATAATACAAGTGTTGCTACAGTTCTACAGCAGACAGTTGAAACCTACCAATTTTGGCTTGCAAATTTTTACAACTCAATCGGAGTAAATGCAAATTTTAACATGAAAAGGGAACGACTAAACACAGCAGAGGTCAATATTAATGATAGTGCTTTGTTTGTGAATGTTGTAAATATGCTAAACAACAGACAGCAGGCACTTGAAAAAATTAACAAAATGTTTGGTACAAACATAACTGTTGAAATTTCGGAGGAATGGAAAGACTTGACAGAGGAAGAACCTACAGAGGAAGAACCTACAGAGGAAGAGCCTACAGAGGAAGAGGAAAAAGACAATGAAAAAAATGATAACGTTGAATGAATGGACAGGATTATTCCCCTCTATAAATACTATTTTTGACAAAGTATCAAAAGAGTTAAAATTATTTACAATTTTCACATCTGCCGAAATGTTCTATTATTTTGCAGACAAGTTCGGTGAGCGTGATTTTTACAAGTATTATGACACTGAAAATGTGACAAATAATACAAATATGGTAAAGCAAGCAAGTGACTATATAGCATTATATGGCAAATCTCATAAGTATGAGTATGATAAGCTTGTTGACACTCTGTCGCTAGAATACAACCCTATTGAAAACTATTCCATGACAGAAAAAGGAACAGACACAAGAACGCCAAATATTACGCAAACAAACAAGGGTGTAAATACAAATACAGTTGGAGTTGATACGTCAATCACAACAGGGAAAACAACATTTGATAAATCTAACAGTTTTATTAATGATACAAAGACTACAAATACAGGCACAAACACCGATACGCAAGACATAAACACTACAGTTACAACAGCAGGAAACGAAAAAATTGTGCATGAATTTACAAGAAGCGGAAATATTGGAGTTACCACTTCTCAACAGATGATTGAAAGCGAACGACAATTGGCAATGTTTTCTGTAGTTGACCTATTTGTGAAAGCTATAGCCGATATTATTCTAATTGGCGTATATTAAAGTTGCAACGTTGCAACTAGAAAGAGAGGAATATATGCAAAAAGTGAGAAGTCCTACATATGCAGAAAATTATATAAATCTTGCGAGGACAGTTGTATTAAATGTAATTACTGACACATTGCAACGCAAGGAAGATTTAAAAGACTATATTTTATATAGTGATGATTTTATGTTTTGGTTATCCCTTGCTAATTGGTTAGATTGTGAAAATGTTATTAAAGATAAATTTTCACGTTTCAAGGGTATTGACCGAACAATAAGAAAAAAATTAAACACATATTATCGCATAAAAGGCGAGGAAATGAAAGTGAGGAAAAAATTATGAAAGTTAAGCAGATAGCAACAATTTTGAATGAATCCCAGAAAGAAATTGTCGGAGAAACAGCCCTAACAACAGAAAACCTTGAAAATGTTGTTGATATGGGTAAGCAGATTTTGGAAGCGACAGATGTAGACAATTATGTCCGCAAACTTATTGATAAAGTCGGACGCATGATTTTTGTTGACAGAGTTTATAACTCTACAGCCCCCGATATACTTGCCGATGGGTGGGAATATGGTTCAGCTATGCAGAAAGTTAGGTGTGAAATGCCTGACGCTGTTGAGAATGATAGCTGGAAGCTGACTAGCGGTCAGAGCTATGACCCATTTGTATTTACAGCCCCTGACGTTCAGTCAAAATTTTATGACAGTAAGGTTACATATGAGGTACAGATGTCATTTACAGAAATGCAGGTTAAGAGTGCATTTAATTCGCCTGCCGAAATGAATAGCTTTTTTGCTATGATTGAAAATCGTATTCGCTTTAAGCTCACTCTGTCAAATGATATACTTAAAACACGCACTATTAATAATCTCATTGCGGAAAAGATACATAGCAAAAATAACGTTGTCAATCTTCTGACAATGTACAATGCAGAATTTACAAAAACCCTGACCGCAAGTCATGCACTTATGGATAAGGACTTTTTGAGATATGCAATCGGCAAAATTAAGGAGTATATTAAGTATATTCAGCGTCCATCAACGTTGTTTAATGACGGAGGCTATACTACATTCACCCCCGAAAGCGATATGAAAATGGTTCTGCTGTCAAGATTTGTAAATACCGCTGAGGTTTATTTACAGAGTGACACATTCCATAACGACCTTGTAAAGCTAAATGGATATTCAGAAGTACCATATTGGCAGGGTAGCGGAAATAGTGAGAATTTTGATTTTGCAGAAATTTCCAAAATTAATGTTACAACCGCAAGCGGTAACGCAGTTACTCAGACAGGTATCATTGGCACTATTTTCGATAACAATGCCTGCATGATTTGCAATGCTAATCCTAGAGTTACAAGCATTTATAATCCAAAGGGCGAATATTGGAATTATTTCTATAAGTATGATGCAAGCTATTTCAATGATACTATGGAAAATTGTGTAGTATTTATAGTCGCAGATGCTGGATAACAGCACAACAAAATAATAGTTAAAACGTGGTAACTTGAAAAATGTTGCCACGTTGCAACTATATAGAGGTGAGAAAAAATGCCAATTATAACAACATATCAATGTACGCAAGACGTGCGTACAATTAAAAAAATATTAACAAATGCAATTAATTATAATTGTGAAATACTGGATATTATGAACAGTTTTTCACCACGAATAAGATTATTTTGCACATCTGAAACGTTTAACGCAAATATGGCGTATATACCATTTTTTGATAGATATTATCATATAATTTCAGCGGACGTTGAAAGTGCTGAAACAATTATTTTACAATGTGAATTTGATATTTTTACCTATTCAACAGCATTATTAAACAGCACATTTCTAGTTACTAGGAATGAAAATATCGGCAGTACATACATACCCGATACAATGTTACCATTAAAAGGCAACAAGGAAATGAAAGTAATTGAATTTACTGGTGGAGATTTTAACCTAGATACAGCCACAGCGAATAGTTACAATTTTGTGCTAAATGTTGCAGGCGGTGGCAGTAATCAGGGAACGGCAGAGAACGGAGGTCTAGCACATGAAATTAAATAAGAAAATTTATTCCAGTGATAGAAGTATATCATTAGAATATCTAAAAGGAATTAAAACCACACAATCAATGAAAGAATTAATTGATAATGGTAAATTACAGTTAAATAATCCCATTGACGAGTCAATTTTTTATGCCGTTGATTTTAACCCACCTGACGATTATTTTATTAGAAGTGGATATAATAAACCTCATCAATCAGAATTTGTTAAGGGTACACACACGCCTAGCGGAGTGTGTGCAATGTTTGGACGTTTAAATGTGCCAGAGATTTCCTACCAAAATATGCCCGTAATTGCTAATCAGTATACAACTACAGATTTTAGATTGGCATATGATAGCAAAACAAATAATTATTTAGGCTATTATTTTGGTACAGAATACAGATTAAAAGATTTTCTGTTTTTGGTGAAAGTGATAGCGTATAGATTTGAATATAGTGGGGCTGGTGACGTATCGGCATATAGTGATAGAATAGATGTTGATGTAGAAACATTTGAAAAACAATATAAAAACACACACCATATTGTAGGCATATACGCATTACCATATTATCTTCGGTCTGAAATTGGTGGTAGACAACGCTGTCAGGGTTTTAATATAATACCATTTTGCACTTATTCAAAAAATTCTATGAATAATAATTATGATATTTATGGTGCATTATTTTTAGATGACGCTGATACAGCACACGCAATTTTAAATACATTCATTTATGGGTGCGACGCTATACATTCAAATTATTTCAACACATATCCATATTACTATGCAAATTTAGGCTATGCCGATTTGTGGGAAAAAACATATTTCGCTATTAATAATGAAGTGTATACGGGATATTTACCCGTTTTTGATTATAGTATCGAAAACATTCATAAATTATATAGCAGAATGGGAACGTATTACACATTTAGCAAAACATTAGCTAAACAAGAAAATCTAAACCAAAATGGAATATTTTGCGGTATTATTTCAGATGACGGAAAAATCACTGGAAAATATTCCGAGGGTGCAGAAAATGAGAAACAAATCCAAACAACATGGGACAATTCCACTGATTGGCAAAATAATCCATTTAATGGTATAGGCAATACAGACCCGAACAATTATACCGATAAAATAGACCTGAACAAGCCTACACTATCTAACGTCAATGTTTTCAATAGGTCATTTGCGGTCACGTCAAATAATGTTAGACAACTTGCGGATTTTTTATGGAACGCTGACGAAACAAAATTTAATGAAATTGTAAAAGGATTGGCTCTTATGGGCGAAAACCCTATGAACGGAATTATTGACCTACGGCTATTTCCGTTTAATGTTGCGTTGAAAAATTCCGCTACACAAGCAGAGTCTATTATAATAGGACGTACAAACACGGGTGTAAACGGAATTAAACTAACTGAAAATGTAAACAGCCTAATTGATTTAGGTGAATGTACATTTTTTACTAATTTTAAAAATTTTTTGGATTATGAACCATATACAACAGCACAATTATATATACCATATATAGGCGTTGTGCCTGTTTCAACGGCTGAGTTTATGGGGCACAAAATATCTGTAAAAATGATAGTTGACTACACAACAGGGGCAGGAACGGCTATAGTATTTAAAGACGATATACCATTTATTTACAGAAACGGAGTAGTAGGTGTATCAATTCCAATGACGGGAACAGACAGTGCAAGTTATGCAAGTACAGTTATCGGCAATGTAGTAAATGGGGCAATGGGTATTGCAAGTGCTACAGTTACAGACAATATAAGCGGTTTAGTTAATAGTGCTAATCAATTGTATAGCGGTTTTGCAACTGGTACTAATTACCAAGAAGCTAGTGCTAGCTCCCCGTCTGTTGCAACGTGGCAACCGCAAAAGTGTTATTTCATTATTGACAGACCTATTTTAAATGTACCCAATAATTATGGGCGTACTGTAGGATATGCCTGCGAACAAACTGGAAAACTGTCTGATTTTAAAGGTTTTACAGTTGTTAGCAACCCTGAAATAAATTTCAGGTGTACGGACAGCGAAAGACAATATATAGTAAATATGTTACAAGGCGGTGTATTTGTATAATGAATGAACATTTTGCAAGCGGTTTAACAAATGAACAACTAAAAGCTGAAATTTTAAGACAAGGGCGTAAAGCGAATTTACGCCTGAGTCAATTGAAAAAAAGTGGAATGTATAACAAAAACCCTATAATTTCCAGCAAGTGGAATACATTTCTACATGAAAGTAAATTTTCAACAGAAAAGAATTTTTTTAAGACAGGCACGAAAGGTGAAACAAGAGCAGAAATGCTAAAACATTATGTGCAGATTAGACAGTTTTTAGGACAGAAAACAACAGTAAAAGAAACAAAAACTATTATGTCAAAACACGCAAAACGTTTAAATATTTCTGAAGAAAATGTTGACAGAGTTTTAACAATTTTCGGTAATAGTGGAATAAGTACAGAGTTACCGAACAGCGATTTTGTACAGCAGTTTATTGCTGAAATGGTTGAAAGTGGTTTTAATGATAATGAAATAAATTCATTATTGAATACCCTTGAAAGTTCAGCACGAACACAAAATGAAATGTATGATTTAATGAGAGAACAAATGCAGATGTTAGAATAGTTGCAACGTTGCAACTATTTTCAAAGGGAGTGTAATAGTTGATAAATGTAAATGATTTTGATTTTGATATTCTAAAAAATAGTAATTTACAGACAGTTACAACCCGAACAAAAGATAATAAATATATTGAATATTACAATGCCCCATTTGCATTTGATATTGAAACAAGTTCATTTTATGAGGGTGAAAATAAAAGAGCGTGTATGTATATTTTTATGTTTGCATTAAATGGGAATTATGTATACGGCAGAACATGGGTAGATTTTGACTTTACATTGAATAAGTTAAAAGAAGTGCTACAGTTAAATGAATACAGAAGAATTATAATATATATTCACAATTTAGGTTATGAATTTCAATTTTTAATCGGTCATGAACGTTTTAAAGATGTTTTCGCAAGAAACACACGTCACCCAATTAAGTGTACTATGAACGAATGTTTTGAATTAAAATGTAGTTTAATGTTAAGCGGTATGAGTTTAGCTAAAACAGCTGAAGATTTAACAAGCGTAAAAATACAAAAATTAACAGGTGATTTAAATTATAAACTTTTAAGAACATGGAAAACGACACTGACAAAAGAAGAATTAGGATATTGTGAGCATGACGTTAAAATTTTACATTATTTTATACTTGAAGAAATGGCAAAAAATGATAATGATATAACAAAAATACCATTAACTAAAACAGGGTATGTAAGAAAATATTGCCAAAACTACATTAAGAAACACACATATTACCCAAAATATAGAGAGAAAATTAAGAAAATAGCCCCTGTTGATAAAGATTTATTTTGTTTATTACATAAAGCTTTCATGGGTGGATATACACACGCAAACTATATGTATGTAGGAATGATAATAGAAAATGTTGCTAGTATTGATTTTACAAGTTCCTATCCCTCCGTTATGATTAGAAAAAAGTACCCCATGCAACCATTTACAAAAGTTCACATAAAAGATTTAAAAGATTTTAGATACTGTATTAAAAATTATCCTTGCATTTTTGAAGTTGAATTGACTAACGTTATTGCTAAAAAATGTAATCATATTTTATCAAGGTCAAAATGCTCTGTATGTGATAATGCCGTTGTTGATAATGGTAGAATTGTATCGGCAGATAAAATATTTACATATTTTACAGACATTGACCTTAAGGACTTTGAACAATTTTATTCTTATGAGCATTTGTCAATCGGTAAATTTTATACCTCTAGTTATGGATATTTACCTAAACAAATTATAGAATGTGCGTTAAAATTTTACAATGATAAGACAACATTAAAAGGCGTAAAGGGTAAAGAAGTTGAGTATTTAGTCGGCAAGGGTATGTTGAATAGTTTATTCGGAATGTGCGTAACGAACCCTGTAAACGATGATATTATTTTCGACGGAAAAGAATGGAATACAGAAAAGAAAGATATATCGGAAGCGTTACAAGAAAATTACATAAAGAATAAAAAACAAGTGCTAGTATATCAATGGGGAGTATGGATTACGGCATGGGCAAGGCATGAACTTTTTAAAGGTATTTTAGAAATTGATGAAGATGTTATTTATTGTGATACAGATAGCATAAAATTCTTAAACTATGAAAATTATAAAAACTGGATAAATGAATATAATAAAAATTGTATTGATGAGATAAATAAAGCGTTAAGCTATTATGAAATTGATTTGAATTTAGCTAAACCTAAAACAATTAAAGGTATTGAAAAGCCTTTGGGTGTATGGGATTTTGAGGGAATTTACACAAAGTTTAAGACGCTAGGTGCAAAACGTTATGCATATGAACAAGACGGAAAATTTAATATTACTGTTTCAGGACTAAATAAAAAGTGTGCCGTTCCGTATATAGTTGCAACGTTGCAACCATTTGAATTTTTTGACAATGAAATGTATATTCCAAAAGAATACACTGGTAAAAATACACTAACGTATATTAATGACCCCTACAAAATTATGGTAAAAGACTATCAAGGAAATTATGCAGAAGTTGCCGAAAATAGTTACATACATATGGAAGAGCAAGACTATAATATGAGCTTATCGGAGCAGTTTATATATTATTTAATGTGCGGTACAAATTTCGGTGGCGGTGCGAAAGAGCATACATTATTTGAAAAAAGTCAAGAATTGGCTACAAATTTTTGGGAGTGTGATTTTAATGAAAAATGAATATTATTCACTTAAAAAGATTAATAAATTAAATGCTTTATATAATTTAATTATTGGTCAGCGTTCAAACGGAAAGACTTATGCAGTGTGTGAGCAGGAAATAAAGGGATATTTTAAAGAGGGATTTAGGCTTGCATATATAAGACGTTATGACGAGGAAATTATGCCTAAAAATATACAAAATTTATTTAAACCTCATTCAGCATTAATTGAAAAATTATCTAATGGACAATTTAACAGCACTGTATACAAGAATAGAGAATTTTACCTATATAATACAAATACGGAAGAAAAAAGTGAACAAAGTTTTTGTAAATGTTTTTCTCTAAATGCATGGGAACGAACAAAAGGTGCAGACAATGGATATTTCAAATATATACTATTTGATGAGTTTATGACACGTTCATTTTACCTTAACAATGAATTTGTTACATTTACTAACCTATTATCATCAATTATCCGTGATAGAGATAACACAATTATTTACATGATAGCTAATACTGTCAACCAATATTGCCCATATTTTGCGGAAATGGGATTAGGCAAAATTTCAGATATTAAACAAGGCAACTTGAAATTATTTACATATGGAGATAGCGAATTAACATTAGCACTTGAATACTCAGACAGTAAAGGACAAACTGGAAAAGTTAGTAAATATTTTGCCTTTGATAATCCTCAATTAAAAATGATAACTACGGGACAATGGGAAATTAAAAACTACCCTCACGCCCCATTTAAAATTAAAAAGGAAAATATTGTATATAGAGCTTATATATTTTTTGACAATGATATTATTGCTTGCAATATTGTACATTATAACAATAGTGTATTTCTATTTTTTAACATTCAAACAAAAACGGAAAATCTAAATTTAAAAAATAGAATTGTATACAGTTTTGAAACAGATACCAATCCTTTACACGTTCAATCTTTAGCAGAACAACCGACAGATGTACATAAACTTATTAATAATTTGATAACATTTAATCGTGTGTTTTATGCTGACAATTCAGTCGGTGAAATTGTTAGAAACTGGATAAATGCACAAAGCAAACATTCTATTAGTATAAGGGCATAAAAAATATCCCCATGAGTTTTTTCTCATGGGGCTTGTTTTATATAACGTATTCTCTTAATACTGTCTGCACTGTTATCATCGTAACACTATAGTTATCATAATAAACATCTCTTATTAAATCAATAATATTTTCATATCTGAAATATCCGTCACTTAAACGCTCATTGCAATTTTCTTTATACCATATCCAGCTAACTGTCTGAACCTCTTTATTTTTTCTATCGTATATAATTGTTATATATTTTCTATTATCTAACTTATTCCATTCTCCTATAGCCTTTTTAATTCCTTTAATCTCAGTACCATTAATTTTCATAAAATCAAGTCCTTTCTGTTGCAACGTTGCAACTTTAAAATTTATTTTGTTAAGGTTTTCTTGTTTTGTCCTTTCCCTTAACTCTATATATAGTATACCATACTACACCGCCAATGTCAATGAATAATTTGTAAACATTATATTTTTCTTTTATGTATTTGTTAATTCTATTTAACTAAATATTTTTGCTCTTTGTTGCGTAAAGGTATTATTTTTATTTTCTGATTAGTCCAATTATTTGTACACTTTATTAGTCCAATTATTTGTACTCGCTATTAGTCCAATTATTTGTACTCGCTTCACCACTTTAGCACTTTACTACACTAAAGTATTATTGCCACTTTAGCACTTTAGCACTTTAGCACGTTAAAGTGGGAAAGCGACCTGCCTGCTATCGAGGTGGGGGTACT